CTTGCAGCTTGCGTGAGCCAGCTTCAACTGCTTGAGATACGACATCCAGCGTCATCTTGCGACCACCAGAACCTTCAATGAAGGAACCTGAGCCACCAAACTGGCTACCACCGTGTCCGGCGTGGCCGTCCAAAGTAGATTCAGCGTAGACCGCACCCTGACCAGCTGCAGAACCTGCTGCTGCGGATGACTGGTGACCTACACCAGATGCATCTGTACCGGAAATGTCACCGGTGCCTGCCTGACCGGCAGAGCCGAGACCAGAACCACCAGCTGGAACATCACCAGCGTCGATACCACCAGAGTACCACTGACGGATTGGAGAAACGTTGCCGAATACTTCATCGTCTACCGCAATTGCGCCTGGAAGGCCAAATGGGTTCGTATGAGTGGTATTGCCAACAGCTTCAGCGTAGCGATAGCGAAGTGTGTATACCAGTCCAACTGGTCCGGACATTGGCTGTACACCAACGAGTTCCGTAGCAATTGTGCCTGGAATGATACGACGGATCATCGGGATCAGAATCTTTCTGAAGTTGGCGACGTCGTGTGCTTGCGTCGAACCTGCTGCTGCGGATTCCGCAATCAGATGGTTCTTTTGGTTTTCCAGAAGTGGATCTACAACAGCCTGCTTGTCAGCGCTAAGGCCTTCGAGAAGGGCAGCTTTAGTCTCATTCCAGTTTTCGAATAGTTCGTTCATTACGAATTTTCTCCTGTTACACTTTCGTGTGTTAAATGGTTAGTTACTTAATACCAGCGAGCTTACGAATATGGTCAAGCTTGGTATCAAGCTCTGGATTTTCTTCACTCTCTGTGATGACGTCTTCCGTGTCACCAGTTTTGACTTCGCCTTCAACAACAACTTCGTCGTCCTTGTCAGCTGTGTCATCTCCGTCTACATCAGCGCCCTCAGCCAGTACTTTATCTTCCTTCTCTGAGTCAACTTCTTCTGTTTCTCGGACAACTCGACCAATAAAGGTCTTGTAGCCTCTCTCAAGATCGTCGGTATCGACAGTCTTCAGAATTGCTTCCATCACTTCTTTCTGGCGTCCAGATAGAGGTGAAAGAATTTCGTCAAGCTTCACTGCACGTTCCAGTTCGCCACGCTTGCTTTCTGCTTCTTCCAGAGCGGACTCTGTATCAGCCAGGCGTGTCTTAACTTCGGCGAGTGTTGCTTCTGCATTTTCTTCGTCCTGATGGTTATTCAGGAATTCATCTGCGAATGCTTCGAAAATCTTGCGACCGAATTCATTCTTGCGAACTTCATCGATGTCTTCGCGCAGCTCTTCGATTTCAGCAGCGAGACGAATCTCGAGGAATGCATCAATCTTTTCTACGAGTTCTACGAGGTCTGTCTTCAGCTCATCACCCATTGCAGCTTTCGCTTCAACGAGCTTCTCAGCGAATTCGGCTTCAAGATCACGAAAACGATCGATATCATCTTTTAGCTCTGCGACTTCGTCTGTAAGGAAATCACCGACTTTCTGGTCAATTGCTTCAACCAGGCTGTCACGCTCCTTAACCCATTCTTCTGTTAGTTCAGCTCGGACATCAGCAGCTGCATCTTCTTTCGCAGCAGTAATTGCTTCATCCAACTGAGACTTAAATGCTTCTTCGAGCTCGGTCTTCGTCTCGTCTGTGAGGACCTCTGCTTCTAGAAGTTTTTGCAGCAGTTCATTCATTGTGTTTTTCTCCTAAACTGTTAGTTCGAACTTATTAGTAGTTGCGTGCGTATCGCACGACGCAAAAACACAATAGGTGTTTTTGTCATAATATTTATATCAGTGTGGGGACCAATAGTGATTCCCTGCGGCGTGGCAAGGGAACCCCCTGGTAGTATGCGGGGTTATATGAGTATAGAAAATTTGACTTTTTTCTAAATCAATGACTTAGATAAGTATTTTCTATTTATTTCTTTTTGAAGATGTCGGTCTTCAGCCAATCAAGAATCTCTTGTTTGAAGTACTTCTGAGCCTTTGGATCATGACGAACCGACTCAGCAAGATCCATGATATGCTCGCCGTTAATTGCTGTCTGTAAAGACTCATATACGGCTGATGGATATGCACCTGGTGCAGATGGCTGTGCAACGATATCAACTGTTACAAATTGGAAGCCCGTTACGCCTCCAGATTCTGTAACTGATCCAGCGCCACGAGAAGAGACGCCCAATGCTACACCACTGTTTACTAGCTCTCTTGCAATGTTACCCATCGGGGTACCAAGTAACTTTGCTCGGCCTACAGCGTTATTGCCATCCATCTTCATCTCTGTGATTACATGAGAGATGCGATCTAGGTTAATTGTTAGGGATTGTGGATGATCTAGTTCACCGAAGATACCGTTGGTTTCTGTAATGACCTTACTTGCATTCTCTACCGCGAGTGAAATCTCACTCAATGGGTAGCTTCGGCCGTTTCTGTTCTTCATTTCGGCCTGCATAAAGATGCCATTTAACCAAGCATTCTTTCCATCCTCAGATGATTCTGTTACCAGATTAGCAACTGATGGTGAAAGTTCTTCTACTAAAATTTGTGTTTCCACGTTTCTCTCCCGTCGTGATCAGACTACTGTCTTACTTCTTTTTCTTCTTCTTGGACTTCTCTTCTTCTTCGACATCCAGTTCGTCATCATCGGAGTCGTCATCGGAATCCTTGTCGGAATCGTCGTCAGAGTCTTTGTCGTCGGAATCAGAATCGTCGTCGTCGGAATCCTTATCAGAATCGTCGTCGTCGGAGTCCTTGTCGTCCTTGTCGCATTCACATGTCTCTTTGCCACACTCTTCACAAACGTCTGCTTCTTCGGAGTCTTTTGCTTCACCGAGAATCAGGTCGCGAGTCGCGAGCTGTAAGTACGAACGCAGCTCTTCAGCTGCTGAGTCAGAATCACCACGGATAATAGCTTCAACCATCTTGTGAACGGCTGCACGCTTCTTATCGTTTACTTTACGGACACTTTTGCCCAATTTGTCACCCCGTGCCATTGTTTTTACTCCTCGTTGTCAGTTTCAACGGCGTCGACATCAGTATCAGTTTCTTCAGTCTCAGGAGGCGAAACACCGAGGGTATCCTTCATCTTGTCGCCAAGATAGTCGTGGAAATCCACCTGTGCTTGCTCCGACTTATCATTGATAAGGTTGTCGAGCATATTGCGTAATTTTTCTTTGTCGGCCATTTTGCCTACTCCTTTATTTATAGATCTGCGTTATTATTTAGATATTAAATTGGGGGACTTCCCTCGCCACCAGCGGGCGCTCCACCGAGGTCGCCGCCACCCATGTCACCACCGCCAGCATCCATGCTGCCCATCTCGCCGCCGAATCCACCATCCATACCGGCCATCGCATCATTCGGATCGCCGTATACTTTCGGTAAATCTTCGTCGCCACCGTCAACATCAATGTCGACCATCTCTTCACGCTTCATGCGATCATTGATCACGATCTCTTCATCCGACATCTGTAGGAATCGAGATAAGATGAAGCGCTTGGACAGATATGAGATACCGTCAGCTGTGCTGAAGGATGTCAGTAACTGAGCATCAAGTTCTTGCTGCTTGTACTTGCCGAAGTTAGATGGCTCTGGAAGACGAAGACGATACATCGTTTCGTCGACGTTAATATTACATGCACGCAAGTACTTCTTGAACTCTTGATCCAAGGTTGCTTCAACGTGATGCTGTAGTCGAGATACAAACAGAGCGAATCGTAATTCCTGAATGTAAGCAACGCCTACTTTACCATCATTCCAAATTTGTCCACCTTCCTGTTGTTCAATCATGTAGGAAGCTGGTACGCGCAAACCTCTCCATACTTTACGTTGGAAGTATTCAAGGTCAGACAATTCACCAAGACCAGCACCACCAGGCAATGTTTCTACACGAGAGCCTCGACCGTCTGGACGTGATGCAAAGAAGAAGTCTTCAGACATCGACTGTGGATTGTAAACAGAATCAACTTCTGTTTGTCCACCATGAATGTTTGGAATCTTCTTCTGCTTGATTTCATTTTTGATATTTTCGAGATACGTCTTAACACGTTGCGGAGGCATCTTACCAACATCGATATAAAATACTCGACGCTCTGGTGCACGCTGAACACGATAGATGATGATAGCATCTTCCAGCAGTTCTTTCTGTTTGTGTGCTCGATATACAGAACGAAGAATTGATTCACCAAATGGAGCCGTGTCGGACATATCATCATTCAATGTGAACCGAACCATCTCTCTTGCATCAATGATTTCTGTTTCGTACTGGGTATCTTGTTTCGCGCCAAGAGGCATGCCGTAGCCAGATTTGGATTTCTTCGGATCCTTCTTAACCTGCCAAGCAACAACCTTTGTTACATCATTAGGATGAACAACCGCGGCCACGACGTTCTTTGGATGAATGAACACCCACTTGTCGTGAACGTTGACTGGATCTTTACGGAAGAACACATCGCCGTACTTAACAGTCATTCGAGAGACTTTATATACGCGTTGTTCCCAATCGTGAATTCTGTTCCAACGAGACAGTGCTGCTCGAAGCGTTACAACCGCTGAGCCCTCAAACTGTTCCTCGTCTTCTGTGATCAGGTCAATTTCAATTGGCTGATCTGTCTTCGGGTTATTACCGGACATTTCCTCAGCAATAGAATCAACAGCGCGAGCAACCTCAACATCGTTGTCCATGAGATCATATTCACGGTATCGCGTCATGCGAGATGCTGATCCTTGAATCAGTCTTTGATACCACGTGTAGTTATTGTACGCACCGACGTCAGCCATCTCCTGACTGTCGGTCATCTTGACTCTGCCAGGATCTGGTTGAACTACTTTAAAATATCCAGTCCATTTACTCATTAATTAGGTTCTCTTTGAAGTATAGAGTATTTATCATCGTGATTAGAGGGCTTCATTATCCTAACGAGTGGCTCCGGCCCGTCCACGAGCGCGGATGTTTATTGAGCGTCGATTTGCACTTTCATTTTGGGTTGAAGCTCGGTATTCGGCCGCTCGTTCTTCTGATGTTTGTGCAACAACTCGAGTTGTCTGTTGAGTTGCTGCAACACCACCTTCAGCAATGTCGTTAGCGCGACGCTGCTCGTCAAGTTGGTCTTGTAGAAGTTGTTGATTGCGGCCTCGATAGGCGGTACGCTCAGCTTCCGCAGTTTCAGCAGATTCTTTATCTTCATTTAGGGTTCTCATTATATCAAGGCGATCCTGCGCCGCCTCATTGCCGAAGAATGCAAGAGTACTATCAACGCTACTACCAAGCCAGTCACTGAATGCACGGCGAGAGTCTGGTGCGTTTTTCTCCCAGGCGCTGTCAATAGCGGTGCCGATACCATATCCGACGCCTGCTGCAAGACCAACTGCGCCAAGCCCCTTTCCAATCATTGCTAATCGGGACAACATTAATGATCCTGATCCGAGCAATGTTGTCATCAGAGCTTGTCCTGTAACAAGCGTACCAACGATAACACCAAGTGATGTAATGATTGTTGCAAGTGGACCTTCTGTCATTGCATTCATCGCCACTTCGTAAGCTATTGTTGCGTTCTGTACAGCTTCAGAGGTTGCTGCTGTATTGTCGGCTGTGCTTTGTTGTGCTGGGTTTACTTTCAATCCTTCTGCTAGTGCTGTATCAGCAAACTGGCCCATCGGACCAATATATTGATCCATACCAGACGTTGCTAGTAGTTGAGACTGAGCCATCTCTGAGGCAAATCCTTGACCCATTATTTCACTTGATCGTGCTGTAGCTTGTTTCATCAATTCAGCAAATTCAGCTTTATCACCTTCACCTCGAAGACCACCTCGAAGCAATTGAGCAGCTCGTTCTCCTTCTGCACCCATACCCATACCACCCATCGTGGCTTGTAATTTAGCTGCTTCTTTCAGACGCTCTCTAGGACTCTTTGCGCCCATCGCTTCCATCGCTTCCACAACCTTATGCGCCTGTTCGATTGTCAAACCATCAAGTCGGAGTTTTTCCATCGTTTGTTGAATCTCAAGGAAGTATTGAGCTCGACGCGACTTGTCCATCTTAAACATCTGAGCTCGGATAGATTGACTTGACAGCAATTGCTCATTCATCGCAATAAATTGTTCGGTTGTCATAGAGAGGGTGTTGTGTAGTGATCTGAAAACATCTTTCTGTCCTTCTAAGAACTGAGATTGATCCATTCCCGCTGCACCCAACACTCTAAAGGATCGGGCGCTTTCGAGAGCAAACTTAGCACCATCTTTTATGCTGCCCGTGAGACCAATCATTGCATAGCCTTGGTCTTTCATCAGCGCTGTCATTTTCTCACTGGTCATTCCAGACGCTTCCATCGTCTGTCGGTAATTTGCTTGTGTCTCTAACAACTCAACTTGAGACATTCCCATAAGTCGAGCTTGTGCGGCTTGACCCAATGTCTCTTCAAGACCCGTTCGCATTGAGGTTGTGTGGACTGCATATAGTTCTTTTGCTGCAGCACCAGCAATTGCAGCTAGTGCGGCCATGACTCTCGACACCTTACCACTACGTTCAGCAGCCTCATCCATCTTCTCGTCAAGGTTGCCGACTGTATCAGTCAGCTCATCCATTTCCGCTCTGAGTTCTTCTTCTGATCGCTTCACGTCTTTGGTTGTGAAGCCAAGTTCTTTTATCTTATCACGATAATCTCCAATATCAACGCCACCAGATCGATACTGCCTCCGCAGTTCCATGAAGGCATCGAGATCTTTTTTGCTGTTTGCTTCTGCTAAAGTCCGCAACTTTTCCATACTATCCATTGTCGCAGAGATTGCAGCGATGTGAGCGTTGGAAGATTTTGATAGCGATTTTTGAATTTTGCGAGCTACGCTAGATTGTCTATCAGATTCCTTCTCAGCAACATCCTTCGCAGATGCAGGAGCGGCACCGCCTTTTAATTCAGAACCACCACCCATACTACCCTGAGCCGACACCGTGCGGTTCAGTTTTTGTAGTTCTGCTAGTAATAGTGCTTCTGTATCAGCCATGAGTTATCCAAGAAAACGTGTTTATTGTTGTATTTATTCGAGGGAGCCGGTGAGTTTTGCCAGGGGTTACTCACGATAAATATCACATACGATATAATCGGAGACCGATACTAAAATGACTGATGAGAAAAAAATTACGGGTGATAGACCTGAATTTCCTGTGAACAAGGTTGATCACATTGAGCCTGGTGCGCCTGGTCAGATAGTGAATCCAACCCCCGAGCCAATCTACAACCAAGTCGAGGAACAATCCGTAGCAACTCCTGCAGACTTTGCTCCTGCCGCGCCTGCTGCTCCTGCTGCTCCTGCTGCTCCTGCTCCGGCGGTTGTCAATCCGCTTCTTGCCAGAGTTCAGATGCCTGGTGAGACATTCAAGCTGCCTTCGTGTGGTTTGTTCTACGACAATGGTGAACTCGATCCAAGCGTCAAGGATGCTGAAGTTCATGTTCATCCTATGACTGTTCTCGACGAAATCATGATTAAGACGCCCGACCTGCTGTTCAGTGGAAAAGCTGTTGAAGAGGTATTTGGTCGATGTATTCCTCAAGTGTTAAAACCATCCCAGCTGTTAGCAAAGGACGTTGACTTCTTGTTGCTTTGTCTTCGAAAAGTCTCTTATGGTGAAGTGTTAGAGATGGAAACAAGTCACTATGAATGTAAGGCTGTTGAGAAGAACACCACACACTCATACCCAATAAACGTTAGCCACTTCATTCAAAATAGCAAGCGCATCGATCCAACAGGAAAGGATAATCAATTTCGTGTTACGTTACCAAATCAGCAAGTTGTTGATATGCAGCCCGTTCGATTCTGTGACTTTATCACACTTATGCAAGCACAGGACTTAGAGAGCACTGCCACACCTGAAGAGCAAGTTGCGGTGTTGGTTGAGGCACTATCAAACATTATTGTTCGCGTTGATGAGATTACAGATTCGGGCATGATCGTTGAATGGCTGCGAAGCATTAAACCAGAGTTCTTAAACAAGCTAAATCAAAAACTAGAAGAAACAGTCCACTGGGGGCCAGACTTCGCCTACAAAGTTGAGTGTGTTGATTGTGGTGAGGTGCAGGAGGTCACCGCTCCACTGAACCCTTTAGCTTTTTTTACATAACGGTCAAGGAAGGAACTCCCGAGCAAATCGGTAGGATGTTCCAGATGCTTGGCCGTGAGGTGGACATACTCCTCCAGAACGTAATTGAATTATGTTATTGGATGCGCGGTGCGATACCTTACGAATCAATGATGTTGCGGACGCCAGGTGAGCGGCAACGTATTCAAGATTTTATAGCACACCATTTGAAAAGTGAGGCGAAGAAGAATTTCCCCAACTACTAATCAGCGCAATCTGATCCTGTACTGATATCGCCCCAGATCGTATGCTCGACAGGGCGCGGAACAACATTCTCACACTTAGCCATATTGTCGAAGGGTACAACGACCTTCGGACGTGCGTCCAACTCAGCGTTGAAGTCACTCGCATAAAAGAATGCGCCGACAAACACCAATAGTGCCATGATGAAAAATGATTTGATTATTGTGTAGATGAAATCCATTACCAGTTCCACGCTTCGCGATCAGATACTTTGCGACCGATGATAGTCTCAAGAGCAGCCCAGGCGGCTTTGAGCTTGACATACTTGGCGTGCGCTTCCTCGTTGGAAATTTCGCCATCGCAGTGAAGGTTTTCAGGAGAGAGCTGGCCCATCAGTGAAGCAAAGACAGGCTTGGCTTCGGCCATGTTTGAGGGGACAGCAATCAGCGGACGCTTGAACATTTCGTTCAACCAGTTTTCGCGGTCAATAACCGCTTGTAATTCCGGTGATTCAGTCTTGCGTGAGCTTTTGATTCCCATGTATCTTCTCCAATTCAATAGGGTAATTATCCACTATATCACCCTAATGTCAACAGGAGATTACGATAAAGTCTGGTATGAATCGTGCCACCACTGCGGGATCATCCCGTTAGTCTGCGACTTCAAGAATCCGAATGATTGGTCGAGAACATACACAGATCCGGTGTCTTCAGGCCCACGTACTATGCGGCCTCCGCCCTGAATAATATCAATCAATGCGCGGCGTTGATACCACACTTTTGACATCTCCATTCTGCGCTTGATCCACTGGTCTCCGAGAGATCCGAATGGCACCTTCGCAAAGATAGCGAATTTGCCGAGTTCTCCTTTCAAATCAAGCCCTTCTGTGCTGGACGGTGAGATGAGTACGCCTGGTTTTGGATTGCCGATGAACGCTTTGATAATCGCGTTGCGATCGTCTCCACTGCCTGGATTGTGGCTGAAGATCTGTTGCTCGACGTCGAGGTTGTCACATAGCCACATAGCGATCTTGAAGTTTCCTGTATGGATGATTCCTGATTCACCTGCGTGCATGGCGAGCAGCTTCTCAATCGTCTCAAGCATATCCTTCTTGCCTGATGCACTCTCTTGCCACTTGTAATTCATCTTGTGCTGAGGCATGTAGTAAACGGGACGATTCGAAACATCGAATTCAGACTGCAATGATAGGAATGCTGTATCTTCTGGATCGATACCAATGTCGCGGCAGAATCCTTCTTTGTCGAGTACAGTTGAAGACATGAACAAGAATTGATCTGCCATCGGTTCGACGATGTTGTGGAATGCTCTCGCACCACTCAGTCGCTTGAACTCAAACATCTTCGGATCATTGACGAGAACGAACTCGTCATTCAGCTTCTCAATCTCAGCGTCTTCGCAACTGCTGAATACGATCACTTCTTCGAAAACGTGCTGCTGAAGTTTTGCATACTCATTCAGCTTGTTCAGTTCACCTTTTGTCAGATCGCTTGGATCTTTATTCTCGAGGTATGCAAGATCGTTCCCCATATCCTCAACAACTTCTCTCATCTTCGGGAAGTAGACATCACGGAGATAGTTGCACGCTTTCTTCAACGTGTCACAAGTCTTCCACTGAACGTCATACTTCTTGCACCGCCACTCTGTGATTGCAAGCGCGTCGAATCCAACAAGGCTTTCTTCAAGTGTGTGGCATTCGTCAAGAATCATCAGATTACGAGCAGCAGGCGTACCGTCTTTGTATTTGAATAGACGCGTAAATGCCCACACTCCCAAACCGAGAGCATAGTTCATTACGGTGTTGCAACTTGATTTCGCATTGTCCCGAGCATTGTCGTAAGGACAGTCTTTACAGCGCGGCTTAACAAGCGAGCCAACGGAACAATCAGCGTTCTTCGTATGGCATTGATAATTGGATTTGCCGTAGAATGATGCGAGATCAATCTCGGGGGTTGTCTGGAATGATTCCTCATATTGCTCCTGAAGAATCCGTTGCGGCGTAAGCACGAATGCATTGCTGCCGCGGTATAGTGAGTACACGAGACCTATATTGGATTTACCAGCGCCCACAGGTGCCTCCAGAATAAGGTATTTCTTGTCTTGATTGGCGGCGAGCCACGGAAGTGCTATTTCCTGATTCCTGCGTGGAGGGTAGGGAAACGGCCAATGATTCATAATGGTAGATTCAGTCATAGCGCAAGTCTACAATAGATTCTAATTTGGGGCAACAACCTAAGTGGACTTCGTAGTCGTTCAGCGCGTACCGCACTTCCGACTGCTTTTGATATAAAACCCTAATCGGAATACACGGTAGATTCCGGCTTAAAGCAGACACAGTTTTATTTCCCCCAGCGTTTACCTCAAAAAAATTTCTGGGAGGATGGTGCTTTAACGATGTGGTATCGCATTTATACCTGATTTACAAAATATGGATTCTGAAGGAATGGTCTCACTTGCAAGGTTCACGGACGGGGATTATTGCCGCCTCAACACCGAGGTGATAGCATACCAATTTTCGGACGGTGATATTTTGTCCAGGGACCAGACGCAACGCGTCTATCTGATCACTACTCAGCTTCGGCAATCTGCTAATCTAATAGCCAGGTGCACAGCCCTCTTTTTTATTGTTATAGGTTTTGGTTCGCGTCTGAGGTGTTCTAATTCTTTCTATACTGTATATCGTCTGAGGTGTTAAATCTTGTGGTTGGCTTATGAACGCCAAGTCCACCAATCCGGAAACTAGTTCCAGGCACGATGACTCGTTTCACTTTTCCCTTACACTTACCAAGTGTGCACTTAGTGAGAGGATCGTCATGGACGCTCTGTGTCGTCTCAAAACGTTCATTACATTTGCTGCATTCGTATGTGTAAGTTGCCATCGCTTTATTTACTTTCACTAACAACGCTCATCGCGTCGTCGTAATTGAGGTCAGATTCTACTTCGGCCATGAATGTTTCAGCCTCGGCTACTCTTTGTTCGCCTTCAGCAAGAAACGCTTTTGTGTCTTCCATGAGCTGTTGAATTTCTTCACCCTGTGCTTGTTGCTCAACAAGGTCTGGCTCAGGATCTTTGACGGCTTCTATACCAAGCCACTTCCCGTCAATGTAAAGTTCGGGTTGGAATGTTTGCTTGTTTACTCGCATCGGATAACCGTTGTTATGAGGTAAAGACTTGATCAATGCTTGATATCGTTCATCCCGATTTTCAACAACTGGTCCAATGTCCTTGTCCTCGAGTATTGACAACCACGTCTCGGGCGATAGGTGAACTGTGTGTTCTGTCATGTACTTGTAGATAGCGTGCCAGCTCTCCACCTTATAAGTTGCATCATAGTCACCTGACATTAGATCGCCCAGAGCGTCTAGTGCGTTTCGTTGAGCCTCTTCGTGTTTTGTGCTTCCAACCACAGCAACACTTTCCGTTAATTGTAAGTTTGATTCATATTCACTCATTCTTTTCTATCTCCTCGATCGTTCTTGCGATCCAATATGCATCGGATAAATCACCAAGACCAGTCGTTTTCTTTACTCCTAATTCGTCAAATGCAGCTCGTATATTCTCCGGAAGACACTCTACGAGTAATTCTTTCGGCGAGTTACCTTTCCCAGTCGCTACTTTTTTAACTGTCCCTGGAGCTACGATTCTTACATCTGCTCCTTTTACGTATCTCATGTGAGTTGTGATGGAGAACTGGAGACCTGCTAGATCTCGTGTAGCGTTTCCTCTGCTACTAAATGCTAATCCTTCCATCCCAATGACATCAGGATTGTAGTCCTTTGTCACCTTCACAACACGCTGAACGACTTGCCAAGCTCTCGTGAAAATGTCCTTCGACTTGTCAGTCACGAACTTTTCGCAATGCAGCATTTCTGAATCCCGAAGGACAACAATTCCGCTGCATGTGTAACTTTGGTCAATCGCCAATATCTTCATGCTGCTATTTAACAGCGCAAAGAGTGGGGGTTACCTACAGATCCATCCAGTCGTCTGTACCTGCTCCTCGGAATAGTCCTTGCTTCTGCCCACAATGTGCACATTTGCGTCTTGGTTGATTTGTAAATTCAATCGATATCCAAGCGTGTAATCCCAACCAACAAATGAAATCTCTCATCATTTCTGTCATAGAATACTCATTGCTCTGTCGTAGGCGTCTTCGTCAGTGAAGCTAGCTTTGTCAAGGACCCAGTCCTCTCCATCCCAAACAACAGGCATGAAATTTTCATCAGTGACTTCCATCACCTTACCATTAATCTGAACAATGTAATTGCCAGGTGTGCGGATCTGTACGACTCCATCTTTTACTGAGATATCACTCACAACACACCCATTGCCCTTTCGTAGTCATCAACCAAATCTTGTTTTATTGATTTTACGTATAACACAAAGCTGTCATTGTCACGACCCTTGTCCCACTGAATTTCAAGCTCAATGTACGTTCGGTCGAATGTATCTTGATCGAGGCCAACAAAAGCAATCGCTGCTTCTAGCATCATCATATCTTTGTGCACTTGGAGAATGTTATCCACATCGGCCTGTATTGCATCCCATGTGTCTAATTCTGAGTGATCCCACGTCTCGTACATCTTCGTCTTTTCAACGATGTCCTTCACAAGATCAGCTCTACGTTGTAAGTGGTTCATACTACACCCATTGCTCTGTCATATGCGGCCTCATGATCAGGCTCGAAGTTGTTGAAGTCAATATCTTCAACATCAGCCAATTCCCAATCCGCTCCATCGAAGACATAGAATTTACCCTCAGTGGTATTCATCCAAATGTCACCAGCCACAGAATCGATAGGTTCATCTGTTCCAGCGTAATACTGAATCGTATCGTCATCGTCTGCGACCTTCTTCTTTTTCCGTTTTATCAGATTTATTTTAGGCATTACTCATCCTCGTTAATATAGCTGAAACCCTTTGACATTTGTACGAGCATTCGACGATCGAACGCACTGTCAATTTCGTCTCTATGTGAAATTATATATAACGAAATCTTCTCTTCTCTCGACTTCCGTTTCAGCATCTTCGCCGCCGCTTGTACACCAATCGCATCAAGCCCGACGTCTAATATTTCATCTAACATACACACATTCACACGTGAATGAATGCTCTGCAACACATCTCTGAACGCAAACGATAATGCAATATTAACACGCGCTTGTTGGCCGTTGGATAAGTTACCAAAATCCAAAGGTCGGCCGAATTGTGAAATGCTCGCTGTCATCTCGTGAGTAAATTCCACAACATGTGAGAGGCCGAGCTCAGTCAAGTAGAGAGCCAATCGCTTGTTCAGGAATGGAATGTTTTTGTTCAGTAGCGCTTTGCGCACAAAGCTGTCTTTCTTCGTCAACAACTTCAATAGGAATTTTTGGTGCTCACTTTCGGTTGTTAGCTCATTGATCTTTTCCATCTCTATGGGATCGAGCTCAACATCAAGTAGCTCCTGTAACGGCTCAGCGAACGGATTGTTAGCGTTCTGTTTGTTTTCAAGTTCCGTCTCGTATCCTGCTACCTTGCCTTTGATTTCAATCAACTCTTCGATATCATCAACAGTGATGTCTTTGTCGAGCTTAGCTATACAGGCGACTGCATCGTCATATATTTTTTGTGCTTTTTCCGTTCGCTTGATGCTTTTCTTTCGTTCCTTATCATTTACCTTCTTTTGGTCTTCTGCTTTGGCAATTTGAATTTTTGCGTCCTTGATTGATTGCTGACACGCGTAACACTTATCGTCCTTATAGTGAACGATCTTCTTGTCCTCTGCCGCATCGTCTTTATCCAGTGCGGTAACAATCTTCTGTTCTGTGGCGAGTGTGTTCTTGGAATCACCCCGTACGGTAACCAGATCATCACGCTCACTAATCTTCGCTTGCTGGTCTTCTATATCAACACCCGCAATCTTAGCCAACTTGCGCTTGATGGTAGCAATCTCATTCTTGTTGGACTTGTGCCAAGCTACAACACGCTTCTCAGCAGACTCAATCTGCTTCTCGTGTCGTGCGTGTTCTTTTTCCAATCCGTCGATTCGAACTTTTTGAATCTTGAGAGACTCGTCTGTTTCTTTGATGTCCTTCTTGAGTGCAGTCGCCTTATCAGACAACGTCTTCAAGTCGAACAACTCCTCAATGATGTCTGTTTGGTTTGCCTGTGAAACATGACGTACGGGTAAATCAAGAAATGGAGTGTGCGTTGCTGATACAGCAACAATGCGAACGAACAGCTCAAAGGGAAGGCCGAGTACTTTCTCGATCAAATCATTTGTGGCTGCAACGTCAAGTGATAGGTCTTTGCCGTCTTCTGAGAATTTAACCCAGTTACCGGCAGCGCCCGCTTTCATCTTACGAACACGTTGAACGTGATAATGCTTACCATCTTTTTCAAAGTCAAGAGTCACTTCCATGTGCTTCTTGTTGATGTTGTTTACAAGATTGTCTTTGGATATGTTCGAGATCGGTTTGTCATATAAGGCATACACAAGCGCATTGACAATCACAGTCTTGCCGACACCATTAGCGCCAGCACCTTGAGCTGTGTTGTCGAGATCCTCTCCAAGTATCAGAGTCGTGCCAGGACGTTCGAGATTTACGACCGTTGGGACAGCTCCATACGATAAGAAGTTCTTCATCGTTAGTGTATTGAACCTAATCATTACCGTTATTTTTTTCCTTAAATATGGGTCTTCAGACCTTTGTATATGTCGACAAGTTTCTCGTTGTCGATGTGCTCACTCTCAATGTCTGTTAGCATTTGCAGAACCAGTTCATTAACACTGGCGAGTTCATGTTCTTCCCAATCAATTGTTGTTTCTGTATCAGAAAGGGCTTCTTTTATTTCGAGAGATTCTTCCATTGAGAATTCTCGTAGAGAAAACATCTTTATGTACGCTTCACGAACTGCTGTGCTTTCTTCAAATGTAATTGGTACATCAACGATGCACTTGACTCGTGAGTCAGGATACACTGTTTCGCTCTCATTGAGCAAGTCAGATAGCTTGACCTTCAGGTATTTCGGACACTCTTTCCAATCGGTAAACAGCATCTCATCCTTAGCATGATCATATGTCATCATGCCACGAGCATCATCACCCGCATCACCGAAATCCATCGGAAACGTATTACCCATATAAACGATGTTTTGATCTGCTTGGCGTTTGTGGAAGTGACCAGATATGATGTGTTTTGGCCCAGCAAAATCTGCTGCGTCAGGTCCTGTTGGCATCTTGATACCATAGCCTGTAACTAGGAAGCCTTTGAATTCAAAATGACCAGCCCAAATTGGTACGTGGCGATACTTCTCAATCAGTTCGGTGTATTCACCATCTGCGTGAAATAGGTATGGAGAAAATAATGTACCACCTTCAATCTCATCGACCAGAATTGGTTGATCGATAACAATGAAATTGGAGAATTCCTCAAACGGAACGATCGAATGTATCTCTCGATTGTTTCGATTGTAAAGGTCATGATTACCAACTACAAAGTAGACTGGCATATCAAGTTCGTTTATGAGTTTGGCGCCTTGATAGGAATAGTTCAGAGTAGCGATGTTGAGAGCACTTCGATTCTCATTCCAATCGCCTAAGAAACCAACGTAATCGATTTCTGGGTCTGACTTTACGTGTTCACAAAACCACTCGATAAATCTAATACAGTCTTCGTTGTGAAGAGTTGAGTTAGCTTTTTTACCAAAGTGTATGTCCGTGAAGAAAGCGCCTTTTTTCAAGGTCTTGTTCTTGTTGGTCATATAATTCCGGAGACTTGTGTCTCTCTTATTATTGTTATTACAACAGTATTATTGTGTTCCAGCGTCTCTTGTATCTCGTTCTTGTCCCTCTCCATCAACTTCGTCGCTGAGACGAGTCTGCCTATCCGCATCGCGTTTGGCAGCATGTGCTTCTTGGAAAGTGTACGATGGATCGAGTCCATTATCAACTAACATCGAATCGCGTATGTCTCTCTGCCGTCTCTCTTGGTTCAAGAATTGAATGAATGAGTTTTTGATACATTGAGTGAAGAAAGCAAATGGGTTATTGCTCTTCGCTGGATCAAATCGATTCCACGTACGAACGAGCATCATCATAGCATATGCTTGCATGTCATCATTGTATGTGTAATTTGCAAAGTTGCCCTTCCGTCCATATCGAGCAGCAAGGGTTTGAAGCATGTGAGCAAGACGATCAGTCATCTGACCTTGCTCTTTACTCAACGCAACTTGGATCATCAAATCCTTGTTGTTGAGATAATTCACCTTCCGTGGCTTCTTCGGCTTGGCAGGTTTCTTCTTCGCTACCTTCTTCTTCGGAGCGGCAGGCTTTGCCACAACTTTCTTTGGAACGGGGGTTCTTTTGTGTGGTCGACGCTTTGCAACGTGAATGTTTTTGTACGGGCCGGCAGTCACCTTCTCCGCTAATACTTTTCCAGTAGCCCGCTCGAACTTAACGTATCGATCGGTCTCTTTGTTATACCACTGGACTATATCAGGGCGTTGAGAGGTGGTGGCCTTCGCGCTATTCTTTTTATTATGCACGCAGGTCTCCTATATTGTAAGGGTAATTATACGGAAAATCCACCAAAGGTCAACGGCATAAATACGTAAAACGTAGCGCAAAATAGGGTAAGCCACACATGGATGATCAAGGTCAATTTAAAGTCAGATTAACGGATGCAAATTCGGCCGATCTGCTAACGCAGCGGTCTCGCACAGTTCAGTTCGATGCCACGCCAGATCTGATTGAAAACAGAAACGTCAATTATAAGACGCTAGATCCAATGCACGCGCCTGGTCAGTTGTATGTGTACGCAAATACATCGTCACGAACATTCAACTTATCCAATATCCGTTTGGTCTCTCGTACGCCAAAAGAAGCGACTAACAACTTGATTAGATTGTGGATTCTCCGCAGCTGGTGCATGCCATCTTTTGGCCGAAACGAATTTGAAGACGAGATGCAGAGAGCAGCTCGTGAGCAGAACCGCGCAAACGTTGGTGTGGATGGTACCGATATAAATTCGACGATGCAAGAACGAGCAGCAACACCAACCAACTTAGATTTTCTCGGCGCACCACCAAAGGTACTGCAGCTATCAGCATACTCCAGACTAGGTGCGCAGACGGGCGTTCAGGGACTGGGACACATCAGACGCGTTCCAGTTGTTATTCAGCAGCTGAGTATTCCATATCCAAGTGATGCAGATTACATCCCAACTGATGATGCTCAAAACCCAACGCCAATGCCAACGATCATGACTTTGGACATGACGATGGTTGAAACACATTCACCAGCTGAATATCAAAATTTCAACTTGAATGATTTCAGAACCGGTAACCTCTCAGGATTTTAATCATGCCTATTACATCTGGTAAAATAAGAACAACCGATTCGTCAGAAGTTAGCACAGGACGATATACTCAAGGTGGTACAGTTGACAAGTTCAAGAACCGACTTGGTTGGTGGGAGCGTGAGTCCTTAGAACGTCAAACGGATGATCTGCGTTTTCCAATTACGAAAGAATTTGAGGGTCGTCCTGACCTCGTTGCTCATCGTGTATATAAGAAGGCAACACTGGCGTGGCTTGTTTTACAATATAATAACATAGTAGATATTAACACCGAGTTTGTTTCAGGAAAGACGCTTGTACTTCCATCACAATTGAGAGTTCAAACAAACATCCTAACGAAATCAGTCGGTGGTAATATCGTTGAATAGAGGCAATAATGTCTAACCCAGAGAATCCACTCGCTCGCTTCCGAACATATTCATACCACCACTTTCTTATAGTGGCGGACGGCATGAATACGGCTCAGGAAATAGCAAACCAAAGCGACATCGTTGTCTTCAATCGAGACACACGAAAAGGTGTGGATGAGGCTGGATTTGAAGTTGATATTAAACAACGCTTCAGTCCTCGTTTCTTGGGTAGTGAAGATCGTGGCTATGTTATTCTGATTGACGGAATGAAAGACATACAGTTCTATATCAATTCCGCAAAGTGGGAAACTATCATAGCACCATCAGGCGATACTGGTGGATCAAAAACAGCTGATACAATTGAAGTTGATGGACAACTGATTATTACTGAACCATATGGAATAAGCTTCCTAGAAATCTTGACAAACGCATCACGAGATCTTGGCACTGATGCTTCAGGTTTGATCTTTATACTCAAAACAGTATTTGTTGGTCACCGCGACGATGGTCAGCAAGAGATGATCAGCAACGTTCGACCTTTCCTATTCACGATGACAAACATCACAGCAGTTCTTGACACGGGCGGTTCAACATACACAATGGAAATTGTCGGTGTTAATAACGGCACAGCAAAACTACCACAGATTTCTCGCATCGCGCAGGGTGTGAGTTTAAAGGTCGGCACAGGTACCAACCTCGGAACAGCACTGGGATTATTGCAAATTCAACTCAACGAGAAATACAAGTGCTTCAAAGAAGCGCTTGCTACACAATTAGCTGCCACAAACTCTCCAGTAAATCTAGAGGAGGATTTCAGAGAAGTTGAGTATGAAATTGTTGCTGATCGGGCGTACCATGAGGCCAGATATGAAGCAGGTGGTAATCTACCCACCAACGCATCTGGTACAGACGAAGAGCGGCAGATCACAACAGGCGCCAGCGCAACAGTTGAAAGTGCCATTCGTGCTGTGATGGACTCAAGCAAGCAAGTTAAAGATGACGCCTCTCGCAAAAATAGTGAAAATAAGAAATTCATTTACAAGATTGTTTCAACGATTGTGTCTGATGAAGCAACTGATAACATGAAAGTTCAATATTCAGTTCACCGCTATGAGGTGGTAACACAAGTTGTTGGTGAGCCACTTGATCCGGTTGAAGGAGAGTTTATTGAATTCGATTATATTTTTACTGGTCAGAATGTAGACGTTCTTGAATTCGATATCAAAATGGATATGGGATTAAGTTTCTTCTATACAATCGCCACAGCCGATTCAATTCCACTTGGTCAAAATGATGTTATTTTCGGTAAGACGCAAGCTTCAGTCGCAGGCCCACAGCCACCTGTTAGCACAGGAGACAAAGAGGTTGTTGACGAAAAAAATCAACGAACTAGTCGTAAAACTAAAATACGCACGCCCTTATTTCTTGGTACTACAATAAGCGACCCGTTGGTACGAAACAAAGCGAATCCACTCGACACCGCAACATTCGATGCCTTGCTATCCCGTCATGCCGCTTTTGAAAATGTAGAGGCTGCGATGAGGATCGCAGGCAATCCTCAACTGCTCGATGAGACCTGTCCCGAACCCGCAGAGGTTGAGACCGGTGAAACAACAAACGAAACGGGTAAAGTTGTCGAGGGTAATACCGGATTAGGTCGCATATTCAAAACACCAGCACTGATTAAAGTCAATGTTAAGTTCCCCATTGATAATGAGTTGACCAACGTGAAAGATTTTTGGTACAGAGGATTCTACAACTTATATTCAATCACTCAGAATTTCGACGATGGGTTGTTCACACAAGACATCCAAATGTTCAGTCTTCCTCAATCAGACGGTACAGAGGAAGCTCTCTCCACGGCAGCCAGCCAGCCAACGAACACAACTGCGGAGTCGCCCGACTCTTCAACTTCTGGTAATGCTGAGGATGCAACTCCGGCAGGGGGATGCAGCTGATGAGTAGATTTGGGGTACTTGATGAGGTTACAGATCTTCAAGGTGCAGACGCTCTCGTCACTGGTATTACTGTTGGTGAGGTGGTTGATACAAACGATCCACAACAAATGGGTCGTGTCCGCGCAGTATGCCCAGCACTTGGTGACATTAAAACACAAGCTCGCAAGCATACACCTTGGGCAATGTACGGCTCGCCATTTGCGGGCGTCAATCAGCTAACAAAGCGTGGTCGCGAAGAAACAGAATCCGAAGGTCCAGTTGCTTACGGTATGTGGGCAATTCCTAAGATTGGTTCGTATGTTC